TATGCTTGGCATGGCGATCTCCTATCTTTGACCCCACACCTCGATCTGCCCCGATGTCATATTCCCGACATCAGGGGTGCCGCTCGATGTCGAGCCGCCAAAGATTCGGATGCGATTGATCGGATTGGTCGAAGCGAGAAATTGGATCAGCTCGCTCGGCGCTTGGCTGTAAACCTGCGGCATGATCCCGCCGCCGGGTTGCCATACGGTGATATTGCCGCTTCGCTCCGCTGCGGCACCTGTAAAATGAAACCCGATAGATGAACTGTTGGTCAGAACGCCATCAACGCTTGTGCGCGCGTAATTTCCGTTAGCATTGAACCAGCTGGACCCGCCGTTGATGCTGAATTGCATACACCGCTGAACCGCCGCAGCGTGAACCACGCGGTCGACGATCACCTGAAAAATGCTCATGCCCGTTACATCGACTTCAACGATAGGCGCGGGGCTCGCCGCCAAATTCACATCGGCCAAAGCGACGAACGGCCTGCCGCGCCGGACAAACCCGGAGCCGAAGCCTAGAAAACCGAATCCTGCCCCCCTCACAGCCGCTGCACCTTCACAACAGGCAAGGACGAGAAGGTCAGCACCACCGCTGCGCCGGACGGGATCAGCACCTGCCTTCCGGTCGAAGTGCCGATCTGATCGCCGCCAAGGCTCACGTTCGATACCGTGCCCCCGGTGATCGTCATGCTTTCCTTTGCACCGCTGTTGTTGGTGTAGGTCCAGGGCGAAGCGCCCACCGCCACAGCGGTTGCGGTCGCTTGGTTGTTGTAACCGGGGCAAGCCTCGATCATCAGATTGGTCTGGCTTGCGCCTACATCGATCCCGCCGGTTGTATTCCCGCGCACCACCGCACCGATGATCGAAGTCCGGTCGCACCCGGCTGCGATGCTGATGCCGAAGCCCTGACTGTTCCCTGCAACAGACACGCTATCGCCATATCTGCCGCCCGCGATGTGCGTATCAGCTGCACCCGCCGCGATCCGCAGGCCGTGATAGGTGCCCGCCGCCTCGGTTCCGTTGTCGGTTGATTCCACCCCGTCCAAGCGCACATCGAGCGGGCCAGCTTCGCGCAAGATGCCGTGCTGCGCATTCCCCATGCAGCGGGTGCCTTCACCAAGCACCACGTTGCCACGGAAAGCAGCACCGATGCGCAGGCCGTTGCCCGTCTTGCACGAACCGATCCAGTTGATCCCAGCGCCGAAAAAGCCCTCGCCGCGCACCAGATCGCAGCCGACAAAATAGTTGTTGTCGCATTCGAGGTTGAGCGAGAACGTCCATACCGGGTAACTCGTCCCGGTGTTGGCGCTGTCCTCCATCGCAAAGCCGCGCGCGCCGTTCAGCAGCGCGGTATAACCCAGCACCAAAGAATAGGCGAAGCTGTCGTGGATAATGTGCGTGAGCGCATTATGGGACACGAACCGCAGCTTCGCCGTTCCGCTGTCAATATCCGTGGTGAACACGCTATCGGGGCTGGCGCCCGAAGGATAGCCGCTCGGCGCTGATCCACCCGCCACTCCGGCCTGCACACATTGCCAGATGGCGTTATTGGCTACGAAGTGGTCGCCGACCGCCAGCGACATGCCGCCCGTGAAGGTCTTGCGGTTGCCGGGGCCGGCAGCAACAGCCGCAGGCCAAGGATTGTCGCTGATCTGATCTTCGCACACCGCCCGGAACGACCGGGAGCTATTGCTCCCGGTGAACAGCGTTCCCACGGTGCCGAGCATGTAACGGCTGACAAGCCGCCAACGGCATTCCGTCGCCCCGTCAAGAAGCAGGCCGTTCCAGCCATATTCCGTGCGGATGTCCACGCGGCACGCGAAGGAGGCGCCCGTCAGCTTGACCGAATAGCCGCTGGTCTTGCGCACGGTCGGCCAGAAGCACACTTCGCTGATTTCGCTATGCTGGCAGGCGGAAAAGGTGATGGCATCGCCCGAGGTAAATGCCTCGCGGATCATCGTGCCCGCGCTACTTTTGCCCGCGCCGATGATGCGGACATTGTTCAGCGCCGTGAAGGTGAGCGGCGAATTCAGTGTATAGGTGCGCCGCGACAAGCGCACCACGCCGCCGCCGCCTGCCGCCAGCACAGCAGCAACCGCGCGGGTGATACAGGGGCCGTCATGCGCATCGGCCACCAACTTGAACTGGTCGGCCCACACTTCGCGCTGGAGCGCAGTTTGCAGGTTTTCATCGCGCGCTTCGGCCCCGGCCTGCTTGAACGCCACCAGCGCCGCGCCGCCCACCGCAGCAAGGTCAGCGCGCAGCGCCGCGTCAGATCCCGCAACCGGCGCGGTCGCAGGAACAGGCAGGCCCGTTCCGGCCGCGCCGACATAGTATTTGCCCGCAAACGGGGCGGCGAGAAACCGACGCAGCTTGCCGTCGCGGTAGGCGAGCAAATCGCCGTCGATCAGGTCGGAGAAATCGACTTCCGGCGGCAATTGCCCGCGCGGCACCCGCAGCGCCAATTCCGTTTCGCGCGCCTGTTCCTGCGCAATCCGCGTCAGGCGGTCGAGGTCGGCCTCGACAGCGCGGCCCGGCGGAATCTTGAACGGGTCATACTCGCTCGGCTGCTCGACAGTCGTTTCGCGCTGGGCATGGAACACATCGCCGATGGGCCAGCTGCCAATGGCCGTGATCGAGCCATCGGCACCATTGACGGGCAAGGTGATGTTGTAGTGAACGCCGCGCAGCAGCATGGTGGGAATGCCGCTCGCGGGCTCATGGTAAACCGCGATGTCGTCCGCGTCGGTGAAACTGATCCCCGGCAACGCCTCGGGGGCTTGCGCTGATCCGGGCATGTAGCGGTGAAAGGTTTGCTGCGCGTTGACCGACATCGACCTGATCCTGCCCGAAGGGCCGTGGCGGTGGGGACCGGAACGCAGGCCGCGTATTACGTCTTACGTCAAACCCTGTCAACGCATCACAGGCCGGTGGACGGCTGCACCGCCGCCTCGGTCGGCTGCGGGGCAAGGGCATTGCCCAGGTTCGGCGCGCGCCAATCGAAGGTCGATCCGGGCGGCGCAAAATACTGCGTCCCGCGCTCGGCGGCATAGCTCTCCAGCCTGCGATACCGCTCGTCGATCTTGTCGCCGTAAGCCCACTCGCTCATGAGGTCGCCGAACGTCCGGTCGATCAGCAGGCGGGTCTGCCACAGCGAAATGCCGGGGATTTCACTCATGGCGATCTTTGCCGCCGCCTTGCGCCACTTGTCGTCGTTTTCGGGATCGTCGTCGATCTGCCCCATCACGCCTTGGCCGACCGCGAAAAGGTTATCAGCCAGCTGCGCGCCCGGCCCAACCAGCGTGTCCGCAATGCCCCCGCCAAAGCGGTTGCGGTTGCTGAACAGGAAATCCCCCACGATCCCCAGCCCACCGCCCTGCGCCATCGCAGCGGTCCAGAATTTCGCCGAAGGCAGGCCGTTTTCATCAAGCATCGGCAGCGGGTCACGCCCCCGCGCCACTTCCTTGACCTGCACCGACAATGCCCCGCCCAGCGTGGTCATTGCCATGATCGTAACGCCATAACGGAGCATGAATGCACCAGCCAGCGCACCGACATCGCGGGCGCGCAAGCCTTCATCGAGCATCCGCCCGCCGTGCATGTTCATGATCGTGATGGGGAACCCTTTGAACAGGAACGCGCTGCGGGTGATTTCCCCCATCCATGTCCCGCGCTTCCAGCCCGAATTGAGCATGGCGCGGGTGCGCAGGTCCGGCACCGGAACGGCAAAGTCGGCCTCGGTGACGATCATCCGCATCAGATTGTCGGCAATGCCCTGATGCCCGGCCTTGGCGGCGGTTTCGGGGTATATCCATTCGGCCCCGCGATCCATGTCCGGGGTCAGCGCCCGCAGGATGTCCCACTCGCCTTCACCAATGCCGTATCGCTGGAGCAAGCGGGCAAAGGCCGGATCGAGATTGCCGAACGCTCGGTCGCGCATGTGCGTAAGGTGCGACACCATTTCCATGCCGAAGGCTTGCCGGGCAATGTCGGTGTGCGCCGCCAGCCCGCTTGCGCGCAGCACCCCGGTTGCCATGCGCCGCGCGCCTTCATGCGCCAGTTCCTCGCCCAGCATCCGCCACTGGCCCGAATGCCCATCCGCCCATTGATCGGCGATCAGCACATGCCGCGCCGCCTGCGCGCGGTCGGCGCTGTTGGCGGGGTTGAGCATCGAGATATAGCGGCCCATCACCTTCGAGGCTTCGAGCCCGTTGAACCGGGATGTCGAAATCATCAGGCCATAGTCGCCGCCAACCGAAAGCAGCGCACCGCCCAGCTTCGCGGCGGTCTGCTGCGCACGGAAGATCGAAAAGCCCATTGCAAGGCGGCGGTTCACCGGCTTGTTGTTCGATCCCACATATTCGTCATACAGGCGATCAAGGCTTTCCGCGGTTCCGCGTGCCGCGTCCTTCACCTTCTCGCCTTCGCGCCCGGTCAGCTTCGCCATCTTTGCGCGCTGCTCGACAAGATCCTGCATGAATTTGAGGGTAGCGCGCGGATTGGTGCCCATCGTTTCCAGCGCCGCGATGTCGCGGGCCATGCCTTCGACATGCGCCACCATCGCATCGAACGGGCTTGCCGCACCGCCGAATTGCTCGGCATATTCATACCAGGCATCCGATGTGGCGAAGTGTAGGACGCGATGTTCAGCCCGGCGGTTTGCCAGCGCCCCGGCGGTGATTTCACCGGGGTTCTTGCGGCTCCAGCCATCGGTTGCCACCGCCTCGAACATGTCGGTCAGCAACAGCTCCAGCTTGGCATCGGACATCGGTTCGCCCGTGCCATAGTCGATCATCTGACTGCGATCGAGTCGATCCCAAATGAAGTCGCGCCACGCCTCGTATCCCGCATCGTTGATCCGGCGCATGTCGTGGGTCTGCGGAAGCCGCCAGCTGTCCATCTTGCCGATCTGCCCGCCAGCTGCGTTGAAGCGGCTGCGCAGCCATTCCGATGTCTCGCGCCATGCCTGCGCGATTTCCTTGGCGTTCAGGTCGCCCGTATCCTTGCTCCACAATTCGTCCATCACGTTGCGAAGGTCGCTGGGATTACGAACATTGCCCATCAGGTCGCGCCGAAACTTCTCCAGCATCCCGTAGAGCATCTGAAACGCCTGCTTGCGCACCGATTGGCGCAGCCCGTCCATATCGACGATGATCTGTTCGGTGCTGCGCTTATCAACGATCTTGCCGCGCGCCTCGGCATCCTGCTGCATCCGCATGGCGATTTGGTCCTGCGCCTTCTGCTGCAACAGGACATGCCGCTTGCGCTGCATCAGGTCGCTTTCCGCCTGCGCCAGCGCCTTTTCGGTCGCCATTGCTTCCGCCGCCGCCCGCCCGTAGCGCCCCTCGTATTGAAGGATCAGTTCTTCATACAGGGGGCGCAGCCGCTCGAACCGCTCCGGCGTGATAACGCCCCGGTCGCGCAAATCGGTCAGGCAGGTGCCAAGGCTCATACGACGATAGCAACCGCAATGGTTTCGCCGCCGTTCACCTCGAACCACGTTTCGCTGACGACCAGCTCGGGCTCGCCGTTCGGGTTCACGGTGATCGGCGAATCGGTCGCCACACGGATAAACTTGGTGTTGAGGTTCAGCGTCAGGTTGCCCGCATCGGCACGGCCCTGCACATCAACGAATTGCTTGCGCGCGCCAAGGTGCAGCGGCGCACCGTTCGGCGAAAGGGCGGTGCCACGGTATTCGGTGATCGTCATATTCATCGTTGCTCTCCTACAGGCAGTCGCGGATAGTCTTGAGTTCGCTCGCTTCGCGGTCGAATTCCTCGATCATGTCGCGCAGCATTTCATCGCCGCCCTCCGGGTCCAAACGGACCGTTGGCGCGTCGAACAGGTCGCCCGTGGTGTCGCGGGTGTCGAACAAGCCGCCGTCCGATCCTGCCGCCCGCTGCGGCACGGTGCCGCGCATCCGGCCCTCGGTCTGCCGCTCCAGCGCAATCCGCCGCTGATCCTGCGTCGGCGCTGCAAAGTCGGCTTGGGCTGGGGGCTTGCGGTTCATTTCCCACTGTCCCCGGTCGAAGCCGTGCAGCCACATGACGTTGTTGTCGTAGTCGCCGCCTTTGGGCTCGCCGCGCTTGGCCGCGTCAAATCCCAGCGCGAATTCCCGCGCCAGATCATCAGGCGTTTTCTTGTCGATCATCGCGCCTTCTTTGTTGGCGCGACGCATATCGCGGACAACTGCCAAGGCTTCCGCGCTCGGTGTTTCATCGGCAGGACGGCGCAATTCCCATCGCGCCGCAAGATCATCGGCAGGGGCGGGACCGCCCACCGCAGGGGCACGGGAAGGGGTGGCAACATTTTCCAAGTTAATTCCCATGCCCTGCGCAATCCGGGCCAGATCGCTTGACGGAATACCCACCCAATTCTGCCCTTCGATCACTTCCAGCTGGCCGTTGCGCACCCGCACGGTGCCTGCGCCATATTCGTTGATCCGGTTGCGGATGGGGTTTGCCATGCGGAATGTATCGGTGCCGGCATTGACGCGCTCGGCGATAGCCTCGGCCAGCGCCGCCTGCTCGACCTTCTTCTGCGCCAGAAACGCCTCGGAGGCCGCATTGCGGGCATCGTCGTATTGTTGGTCCCACCGCTCGCGCGCCGCGTCGAACCGCCCGATCACCGCATCAAGCCCGTCAGCATCGCCTGCCGCATCCCATAGCCGCGCGCGAGCCGCGTCCATTGCCAGCTGGCTTTCGTCGGTGTCGGGAAGATCCCGCATCGCCGCGAACATTTCATCCTCGGTCGCTGCGGGCGGCAGGCGGTCAAGCGATGTGGTTGCGGGCTTGCTGGTAAGCTCGCGCACTTTTGCTGGAGTAAGCGGGCCATCTGCCAACTCGCCCCCGGTATGCCATTGCACTCTCGCAGAAACCTTTTCACCGAGCGCGCGAGCAACTGCGACACGGTTATTGCCTTCCATGATGAAGGGATTGCCGTCTTTGTCGATGGAAATGAGGATCGGGCTTTCAGCACCTTTCCATCCTTCGCGTTCGACACTCTCCATCAGGTTGTCATATTTCGGTTGACCGGGCGCCGGGCGCTCGCCGTTGCGGCCCGGAATGCCTGCAAGATCGTTCGGATCAAACTCGACCACATCTTTGGTATAAGCGGTCGTCGCTCCCAGCCTTCCATCACTGGTGCGCTCGCGCTGTCTTTCAAGCCACTCTCCGCCGGGATTGTCGTAACCGATCCCAGCCACACGCTCTTGGGAAGGCGCTGCTGGCGGCAATCGCTCCAGCGCCACCCGCGCATCATGCTCAAGGCTATGCGCCTGCGCCTTTACGGCTTCGCCTTGCGGGTCGAGGAACGGCGCGCGTTGTTCGGGTGTCAGATCGACTAGGGCGCGCCCGTCCGCTTCGCTTCCATCCGGGCCATCGCCTCCGCCACGAATGCCGCCCGCTTCCGGGTCGATTCCGGCAGGCTCGTATCCTGCGAGATCATCGCCTGCTGCTGGCGCTTCGCGGTCAGCTGGGAATCGTCCGTGGATCGCTTCATCATAATCAATGGCCTCATAGCTTGGTTCGGGGGAATTGGCGAATGCTTCGTCCTGGTTGCGCGCAGCCATCACGTTCAGGGCGTAATACAGCGCATCGCCTTCGCTCAGGTCGTCCGGGCGGGTCAGGACGGCCTCGATCAGATCATCAAGCAGATCGTCGTCGATCCACTCGCTCATGCCGAGGTCTTTGATCCCGCGCAGCACGGTCACGGCGGTTTCTTCCTTGGCGACACCGCGCTCGATGTCCTCAAGCTCCCAATCGGGCTCGGCCATACGCTCCATGCCCGTGTCCGGGTCGATGTCGCGCTTGTTGGTAATCACATCGTCGAGGAACGCGATCACATCCGATTCCGAAGGGCGGTCCACCAAGTCGCTCGGGCCGAAAACGCCGCGCTCCCACAGGAATTCGCCGACTTCATCGAGCGACATGCCACCCGGTCGAAGCAGCGGGCCGATCCCCGGCACGAAATGATCGAGCGACCCGGTGTTCCGCAGGTCATGGCCTGCGCGCTTGCGGGCCTGCCCAACAGGCGCGCCGCCTTCGTCGAAGCGTGGGGCACGGCCATCCGGGCGAATGCCGCCCATCGACGCGATCATGCCGATGATGTCGGTCGCAGCGCGAGGACCGCCCGCACGGGGCCGCAGATACTTGCCCGTGGGAAGCCTGCGCCGCCGCCCGCGCGCATCCACGCCGACCTTGAGCGCGCGCTTCAATTCGCCCTTGCCCACCATCCGGTCCAGCGCCCCGGTGACTTCGGCCTCGGTCGCCTCCAGCCTGCGCGCCAGCCCGGCGATGTCGTTCAGGTTGGCGCGGGTGTCCTGCGCCAGCTGACGCACCTGCTCCAGCACCGCGTTCGCGCGCGGGGAATCATCGCCGAAATCGGCGCGCCGCATGAACAGCCCATTGTTTTCGGTGAGCCGCCCTTGCCGCGCCAGCTGCCGCAGGCCCTGCCGCACCGCATCGGTCGGCACACCCAATTCCGAAGCGATTTCCCCGGTCGCATTCAGCGCACGGCCCGGATCGGCGGCAATGCGCTCCAGCGCGGGCAGGATCACCGCGATTTCCGGGTCCACATCGGCCATGTCGGCGCGCGGCGCGATGGGCGCGATCGACTGCATGTCGTCGCCATCAACGCGCACGGGTTCGGGCAGGTCGGCAAACGGATCGGGCTCGCCCCGCGCGGCGGCGCGCTGCGCCTCGGCGGCGGTGAACGCCTGCGCCACCGCCTGATCCATCGCTTGCTGCGCGGCCTCGCGTTCGGCCTGATTGCGGGACAGGGCATCGCTGAATGTCGGCGCAGCCCCGCGCGGGGGCAGGCGCTGGTCCATTGCCCGGTGCGCCCAGCGCAGCATGTCCTCGGCGGTCATGTCGCGCAGAAACGGGTTGGCGGCAATCACATCGGCGCCAAGCAGCCCCGAAACCCGCGCATCGGGCGCGGCGGCAAGCACCTTGGAAGCCCCGCGCTGCCCGGCGAAATGAACAAGATACAGGTTGCCCTCGGTGACGGCCTGCCCCTGCGAACGCAGGAAGCGGGCATTGTCCTCGGTAAGATCCCGCATCAGGATGTCTTGCAGTCGGCCATCGCCGCGCAGCGCGAGGATCTGCGCATCGGTCTTGCCGCCGCTGCCGTAGCGCCGCTTGTAGTAGGCGAGCCAAGTGCTGTCGATAAACTGGTATCGACCCGTGGCGCTGGAACGCGGGTTGCGCGCCCCATCATCGCCGCTCGATTCCTTGCCGCGCACCCGCTGCATGAAGCTGCCGATTGCCGGGCCAACTGGCCCCGTGTGACTTGCCGCCACCACCGGATCGCGGTCAGGCTCGAACCGTCGCACCGGCCCGGTATCCGGCACCCGCGCGGCAAACCGCCCCGCTTCGGGCAAGGGGGTGTCGGACAGGACGCGCGCGAACACTTCTTCGATCATGTCCTGGTGCATCGCTGCGCCTGCGCCGTCCGGCCGGAACACATTGGCCTGATCGAGCGCAGCCTCGCGCCGCACCACTTCGATTGCATCGCGGCCCAGCTGGGGCAGGTTGTCGCCCGCCAGTTCCTCGACCATATCAGCCAGCAAGACATCCTCGCCCGATGAATTCGCAACGCTGGCGCGCGCTTCCCACCGCTCTCGCAAGGGGGCGGGCAGGCGGTCCCAATTCTCGCTAACAACGCGCTCGAAACGCGAACGCACCGCGTCGACGCCTTTTGGCGCAATCTCAATGCCGCCTCGGATCGCCGCCGCGCCAGCCCCGGCAAAGCCGATGTTCGTTGCCGCTTCCTCAAATGTCAGATCGGCGCGCCCCAATTCCCTGCGGTTGCGCTGCACGGCGGGCTGCAAGATCGCCTCGATCCCCATGTTCAACAGGGCCTCGGTTCCAATCCTCTGCGCTACAGTTCGCCCGCCACCGCCAACAGGCAGGGTAAGCAGGTTGACCGGATCGGACATCGCCCCTGCCGCGCCGCCGATGAACGCGACAATGCCATTGCCGCGCGAAGCGGTCACAGCTGCGCGGTCAATCTCCTGCGCCTTCTTGGCGCGCCATTGCTGTTCGAATTCCTCTTGCGTCTTGGGCAGGTCGGTGAACATGCCCTTTTCGCGCCGCAGCCGCTCGACATCGCGCCATACGGATTCCGCCGACACGGTGCCGCGCTGCGGGCTGATGTAGGCGGTGAAGCGCCTCGACTTGTCGGCCTCAAGCAGCGCGTCGATGATCGGCTTGTAGGCTTCAACGCGGAAATCTTCGGGCGCGGTCGTGGTGTCGGCAAAAGCCGCGTCATAGGCGCTGGTCAGGGTTTCCCACACGCCCGGATCATCAGGCAAGGGCGGCATCGAGCCCTGCCGGGGCTGGATCGCGTTATCGACAAAGATGTTGGGAGGCAGGCCCATCAGCGCGCACTCACCGGGAAGGTGTAAGGCTCGGCTGTATCCTTCCAAAGCAGCGGCTTGCCCGTCCGATCATGCAGCTGGTAATAGGCCGCGCCCTTGCCATCGGTGTAGAAATAGACGGGGCGGTAATACCGCAGCACATCGTCCTTCTTCACCGGGCTGTTGTCGCCATAAACAGCGCCGCTGAACATCATCGCCGAATACTCGGCATCGAATTCTTCGGTGCGCACCCCCTTGGGCAACAGGACGCGGTGCCCCCGCACCGTGCCAAGCCCGCCCGCATAGGCCCCGTTGCTGCGCTGCCGCGCGCCGAGCATGATCGACACCGACCTTGCAAACGCAGCCTTGCCCCATTGCCCCGCGCCGCCCTGCTGCGCCTGATTGCCCACGAAGTAATCGGTCGCCGCCTCGCGCAGCGGCTCATACATGTTGGTCTGGATCAGCTGCGCGGTGATCTGCGGGCCAAGAATGCTCCGAAACTCGGCATCGAGCAGCGCCTTGTCGCTTTTGCCGCTGCTGTTCGCCGGCATGAAGGCATCCGGGTTATTGGCGCGCACCTGCCGCCCCTTCACCGCCAGCGCCTGATTGCGCGCGGGCAACTCGGCGATGAACGCGGCGCTGGTATCCCCGGCCTTGCTGGCGGCAGCAAAACGGCGCTGCGGGGTCATTTGCGCCAGCTGCGCAATCGCCGCGGACCGCTCGCCCACATCGTCGCTTTCCAGCCCGGACAGTAGGCTTGCGGCATCATCATCGCGGCGGTCCAGCTCCTTTTCCAGCACATCGAGCAGCTTGGCATCCTGCCCGCTACCCTCGCCCGAATTGACCTTGGCGCGCAGCGATCCGATTTGCCCCTCAAGCTGCGGGGTCTGCATCGACCGCGCCGCCTGCACCCGCACCTGCTGGGTGCCGAGCGCAAGGAATTCGATCACATCGGCCTCCGGCACATTGGCCGCGCGCATCCGGGCGGCGACTTCGATGAACCGCGAAGCAGGCACATCCTCGCCCGCATCAGCCTGCGCCCTCACGGTTTCGGCATCTTCGATTGCCGCCTTCTGCACCTCGAGCGCCGCCGCCTCTTGCGCGCGAGCCACTTGCGCGCGCCCCGCCTCGATACGATCAAGCCACAAGGTCTTGCCATCTTTGCCCAAGGCTCCGTCGAATGCGCCGCTGTTCAACAGTGCCTCGATCTGATCGAAGCCGCCACGCCGCTCCATCCCCTCGAACGCGCTGTTCGCCAGCTGCGCGCGGGTCGCATCAGCAACCTTGGCCTTGGTGTTGCCGTCATGGTCGGTCGCATCGAGCAACAGGTTCATCCGGGCGAGGGCTTCGGGCAGCTGCGCGGGATCATCCACCAGCGCATCGGCCTCGACCTGCGCGGCCTTGGAATAGGATTCCGCCTCCCATTCCGAACGCTGTTCCAGTTCCCAGCCCAATTCGCGCTCGGCAATCGACGCGGTGACGCTTTGGATGCTGCGCCCCAAGTCCACCGCCAGTTCGGGATCGTCGGAATAGTCCTCCAGCAAGCCGCCGAAAACTTCTTCGCGGATTTCCGTCGCCTTCTCGGCCCACCCCGGCGCGCCCGGCGCTGTCTCCCCGCGAGCCTCTTGCGAAAGGGTCACATATTTCAGCCGGGCATCAGCCAGCTTGCCGCCAAACTCCACCGCGCGCCGCGCGCGGGTGCGCTGGCGCTCGATTTCGTCAATGCGCGCATCGGCCTCAAGGTTCGCCTCTTGAACGCGCATCTGATTGTCGGCAGCACCGCCTAGCGCGGCGCCGAGGTCGCTCAAGCCGCGCCCGATCGCCGAGGCAAGCGAAGCCGGGCGGCGCGCAGCCCGCAAAACAACGCTATTGCTCGATCCGGCGCGGAATGTTTCAACCATGACTATGCACCCCCACCAAGCGATGCACTACGAACCCTTCCGCGCGCAGCACTCACACCGGCCTGCGCATTCATGCCGCTGGCACCTGCAATCGCATTCGACGCGGCGCTGAAAATGCCGCTGATAAGCGCATTGCGGCCCGCCCGACGCTTATCCTTGGCGGCTTGCAGATAGTTCGCCTGTTCGCTTGCAGCCTGCTCGCGCCGGGTCACAACAGCCCGGTTCAACTGGCGCGAGGACTCGCGCAGAAGCGCCTGCGCGCTACCGCCCCCAATCAGCAGGCCCGAGCTTGCCATGTCGGCCACCGCATCGCCTGCAACTGCACGTTCCTCGCGCATCAGATCGGCGACTTCCTGCTCGCCCGCAAGCACCGACAGACGGGCGTTTTCTTCGTCCACCCGCGCCGCCGCGCGATATTCCTTGCGCGCGCCGATCCCCTCGACAACAGGACCAGCGGTTGACAGGACCAGGGCGGCAATCGGCAATGCCTGCGCCATCAGTTTACTCTCCGGTAAAGGATCAAATCACCGCCGCCGGGCGCGGCATCAGCCAAGCGCACATCTTCGATCAGACCGATTGCCTCGGCCCACCGACGCGCGGGCTCGTTATCAAGGACAGGCGTATCGACCCGACGATGCGGCAGGCTGGCAATGAAATCGCGCGTGGCGCGCCGCAGCCGGAACATCGCTTGCCGCTTCCCCTCCGCGAACACGGCCCACAGCTGGGCATGGCCCTCATGCAGTTCGACCGCGCCGCCGCAGAATATGACCCGTCCATCTTCGCCAATTGCGGTGAAAGCACGTCCGGCCTGTTCAAACTGACGGGCGATCCGCTCGCGCACGGCAAAATCCATGTCCTGCGAAGGCTGGATTTTCATGGCGTGAAGATCCGCAGACCGGAAAGTGGTGACATGGATCATCGGGCCTTCACCTCGACTTCGCAGCCGATTGCGGCAATCGTAGCTTGCATGGGCGCGCGGCGCTCGATCCGCAGCTTCGGCGAGCGGGTGTAATCCCCCACCACTTCCAGCGCATCGAGAAAGCCGGAATAGGGCACCAGCGCGCCCTCGTCGGTCCATTCCTTCGCCAGCTGCTCCAGCGGCTGCATATTGCCTTCCACGCCGAACCAGATACCGCGCGCGTCGATCACTTCGCACCAGGCGCGGCCGATCCGGGCCGTCTTGTGGCGGGCAGGGCCATTGTCGCCCCCGGCCTCGATCGCCAGCTGATCCAGCACCGCCTCGAACGGCAGGCCCGCAACCACCTTGCTAGCAGGCGCCGGCAGGGAGAACGCCCCCGTGCCGACCGCCGCGACGACCGTGTGCCACACGCCATCCGCCATGACTTCGATTTCGCGGCCCGCCAGCAGCGGCGCGGTGAAGCTGGCGGTCGGTTCGCCCTCGAACGTGAACGCCATATCCACCATCACCGCGTTGATGTCGCTCTCGCCATCCTCGCGCCACGGGGCCATGCGCAGCACATGCCATGCGCCGTTGAATTCGGCGGCGATCCAAACCTGCTCAAACCGTCCGTCGGGATCGGTGATCGACACCAGCGAACGCGCGGCCATGCCGCTCGCCAGCTTGCGCCGCGACATGCCCAAGACTTCTTCCTCGGGCAGATATGATGCGCAGGTAAGCACCCCGTCTGCGCGCAGCGCCCAAATCATGTTGTGCGGGAAATGCTGCACCGCCAGCGCCGTAAAGCCCGGCCCGCTGATGTGGCGGGCATAGCGGGTCAGATCGAGCGCGGTTTCCACCTGCCGCTGGACGGTGAATTCGGTTTCATGAATGCGCGTTCCGCAGCGGCTTACGGTCAGGGTGCGCCCATTGAGCGGAACAGCCGCCACCGCGCTGCTTCCCGAATGATGCTGGCGGTCGCGCCGCAGATTGCGCGGGCCAACCCCCTGCGCCGCACTGGCAGGGCCGATTGCATGGCAACCGCTGGCCGTGAACAGCAACAGGCGCTCACCACCCACCATTTCGACGATTGCGTTGGAATCGGGGATCGTGGCGATGAACGCCTGATCGTTCGACAATTCGCCAAGATCGTTGACTTCGGCATGGCTCTCAAGGTCGCCAGCCACGCTGCCGTAAACCGTGCTGTCCTTTGCCAAGCACAGGCGCTCAAGCCACACCTCGCCGCATTCCGGCCACCCGCTTGTGTTGCTGAATGCGCCAAGGCTCCAGCGCCATGTGCCATAGGCGTAGGACAAGGTTCCCGGCGGAACATAAGATCCCCATGATCCGCTGTAATAGCCGCCCGTCCACACGTAGTTATTGCTGACAGCGGTGAAGGGCAGGCGGCGCAGGACGACCGCCTGAACCACTGTCGCACTGGTAAAGGCGGTGATCCGCGCAATGCCGAACAGATCATGCACATATTCCCACTGGACCCCGCCAGCGGCATTGTTGTTGATGTCGGTCCCGCTGCCCATGCCATCCCACTCGACCCCTTCGGTGTGAGCAGGTTGCCAGCTTCCGGTGCGCCCGCCTTGAACGCAGCGATAGACGCGCTCTAGGCTGACACGCAGCTGCCCGGCGGTCACGGTAATCCCCGGCTCCCAAGCGGGCGTGGTGCCGAAGTCGGCAATTTCGATTTTGACCAATCGGCCCACATCGGTCGCCGCAAACAAGGCGATGCTCGATGTCAGGGTGATCGTGCCTTCAACCGCGCTAGCCGACAGGGTATGCGCCTTGTTGTCGTTGCGATCATCGAACGGGCCATCGGTGAATTCCATCAGCTCGAATGCGAAATCCGCAGGCCCGTTGCGCACAAATTTGCGCGGCTGATAATCGCGGTGGAAGCAATAGAGAACGTCGAAGGATTGCAGCACTTTCAGCTGCGCCAGATCGGCATAGGCATATGGGCTGACGATTTCGACCGGATCGCCGCTGCCATCGCGGATCAGCGCGTCATTGGTATATACCCGCCACAGATATTGGCTCGCTTCAACGACATGGCCTTGCGTGGTGTTATACTCGAACCGGAACAGGCGGATCGGCCCCGGTGCCTGCTCCACATGGATAAAGCCGGGCATGGCCTCTGCCGCGCCTTCCACCAGCGCCGCCCAGCCCACCATTTTCGAGGCCGAAATGGCATACAGCGATTGGTCGATGCGCGCCTGCAACCGGCGCGAGACTTCGCCGCCGTTGAAGCTGGATTGAACCGGGGCAACCCGTGACACGCCTATCTCCCTTCGGGGCCATAGGTGGTGCGGCGCGCGGAAAGCCAATCGCTGCGCTGGGTGATAGCCCGGCGCTGCTTGTGTCCGCTCGATCGCCCGTCGATACGCTTGGCGTGGGCAAGCGCCTTGTCGGCCTCAACCCTGATGAGGTCCTTGATCGACTCGTCCTGGGTGATCGGCTCGGCAAGCCGCGCCGCGATTTCCAGTTCCAGCGCCCGCTCGAAAGCCGGGCTCCACGCAGCAATGTTCTGGCCTTTGGTGATCGAGATATAGCGGATCGGCAGCGGGGCGGGCGTATCGGTCAGGACACAACCGCCTTCCTCGATCCCCTCGAACCACGCATCGCCATCTTCATGCGCGGGAGGCAACCAGCGCAGACTGTCCTCGGGCAAGGTGAAAGCGTAGAGATAGCCGAATTCCGGGGCGGTGGCGGTTTCATTGAGCATCCGGCGGGCAATCGACCAATTCCACGGATGCGCCGCCAGCATGAAGCGAACGGCCCCATCCCACACCGATGCGGCGCTGGGAGCGGGGCCAAGGGAATCGTTGACGGACTCGATGCGACGCGTCGATCCCAGCTCATTCAGAGCGGCGTTGATGATCGAAGTTTGTGACGCGCCTGCACTCATGGTTCAGCCCTTGAGAGAAAAGGCGGCGCGCCAGCCAGAGCGTCCCGGTCCCCACCATGAAAGCCCGAAACTGGCGCGCCGCAGGTTCCCGCCGCTGGGAGAGAAAAAAGGAGGATGCGGCGGGAAATCAGCGTCAGCGGTGGGAAGTCACCACGTTGGTCTTGATCGTGCCCGTGCTGGGCAGCGCGCCGCTCGGCGTGATGATGATTTCCTCGGTTTCCGTGGTCAGCGCGATGCCGAGCGTAATCGGCGGCAAACGCACCTGCCGCGTGGCGTTCGGGCCGGCAGCTGCCGGGCCATACTTCGACGGGTTCGACGGCGTTCCGATCTGGAAGTTGATCGTGGACAGGTTGCCAGAGGCTTCGATCCAGATTTCCTCGATCTGATTGGCCGGGCCGATCTGCGCGATCTTGATGTCCTCGGTCGTGCCGCCATCAGTCACGAGGTTGATGAAGTTGCAATGCGAATAACGCTTCGCATTGTGGCTGGTCCCCGGAGCGAGCCGGAGCGGATCGGTTGCGCTGAATGCACTTCCATACTTGGTCATGATCTTTCCCTTTCACACGGCGCTGGGGCCGACTGCGGTGAAAGCCCCACCGCAAGGGCGTGAAGCTGCGCGGCGCGGACCGAAGCCCGCGCCGCCGCCATTGGGATTACGATTCAGTGCATTCGAGAATGTAGCACTTCTTCTCGTCGGTGCGGACGACCGCGCTGCGGGCCTCGCCATAGACCTGAATGTTCAGCTTCTTGTCCCGACGCGGGCCGATGTCGCCGAAGAATTCGGTCCACACACCGCGATGCAGGCCCGAAGGCACGAAACACGGCAGGCGGCGCGTGGTCGAAACCTTGGTCAGCGCCCCGCCCTGCGGATAGGCCCGCGCGCTGTCCGGGTTGAATTCGATGAACCGGAAGCCCATGAACGGCTTGATTTCGCCGCGCGCCAGCGGCGTGCTGCCGCTGTAATCCATGTTCCGGTATTGCTCGATATTCATGAGGTCCGTGACCTGCTTCGGCGTGACGAGCAGGATCGGCATTTCCAGCTCGAAATCGACATCGTTCAACGCCATGCGCTCGCGCATCGTTTGCAGCTTGGTCAGCGTCAGCCCCGATGCCGCCGCCGCCACCACGTTCGCAGCAGCGAAAGGCACAGCGGTATCGCCGGTCGGACCCTGCCACGCGCTGCCGAAATAGCCCTTGAGCCATTCGTCGTCATGGACGCGCTGCGCCGCAGTAGCGACACGCTGGGCCAACGGCGAACCGAGGGAAACCTCGGTCACGGCCTGGTCGTTCTTGTCGAACATCACCGCCACATCGCGGGCCTTGCCGACCTTGATCCAGCGGGCCACGCTGTCGGGATCGGTCAGGTTGGTGTCCTCAAGACGGCCGACCTGATCGGACATCGAGATTTCGTCAAAACGGTTCTCGATGCGGTGCGACGACTGCCCCGAATAGTTCTCGGTGCTGCCGACCAGCGGGTAAAGCAGGCCGGGCCGCTGCCGCATTTCATAGGTTACGGCATTGTTGTAGCCGACATTGCGATGCTGTTCTGCAAATGCGGGATCGGGCATGGTATTCTCCTTGGTCAAAAAAGCGAATGATGGGTTCGGTTCTTCGACCGGGGAGGCGGCTTGATGAAGCCGGGCCGATCTAGGCGCTATCGCGCGCCGTAAGCGTGGCTGCTTTCGCCATCAGCACCGAGGCCGGGCAAATCCCGGAGAGGCCGGTTGACCGGAGAGGGCGGTAACGGGCCGCCACTCACCCGGTCGTAGGAAGAAATGATACGTTTTGCGTGTCGCGTCAATCCCGCTTAGGCGCCGCGCGCCTGAATTGCCAACAGCTGCTCGTATTTCTTGTATTCGGGCGAAGTCTTGTCGCGCAGCTTGTTCTTGCCGACATCCTCGCTGAACATGCGGTCGATTTCTGCCTGCGCCTGCGCTGCCGTCATGCTGCCCATGCGCATTTCGACCAGCGCGCCATCGACCTTGCCCAGCTCGCCCGTTGCCTCGGCAAGCCGGAAAAATGCGCGCATCGCGGGTTCCGCGCCCTGCACCTGCTCGAGTGCCTGCACCGCGTCAAAGCCTTCGATCCCGGCGCGCGCGAACATGTTGGCGACGGCCTCGAGCCGCGTATTGTAAGCCGCTGCGCCCATTTCCAGTTCGATCGCCTTCAACCCGTCCTGATTCTTTTGGATCAGCTGGCTTGCCTGATCGGCGGCAAACTGGTTGTTGAAATCGACCACCGCCTTCGCCCATTGCGGCGGCAGGCCGATGTCGAAGAAATGGGCGCGCGCCGCTTCGGCCAAGGCCGGATCGGCACCCGGGGGCACGGTGATGTCATACTTGTCTGCCGATTCCGGGCGCAGCTTCTCGCCAAGTTCCTTGAAGCCCGCTTCATCGGTCGGGATGGGAATGCGGCCACGCGCCCAGGCGCGCGTTTCCTTGAGCCCCTTTGCCAGATCCTCGACGCTGCCATAGCGGTTGATGTCAGGATCGTTGCGCAGATCGTCAGGCATCGAATTCAGCCATTGCGGGATCGCCGGGGGCGGATCGCCCGCAGGCGCGGGGCTGGCGGCAGGAACAAGCGCAGCCGGAGCGGGAGCGGGAGCGGGCGCAACCGCAGCCACAGCAGCAGCGGCAGGCGTGGCGGGCGCGGGCGGGGTGGGAAGCGGGTCACTCATGGTTCGATCCTCTCATTCGCTGTTGCATCAAAAGTAAATCCTCGCTGCCCAGCGCAAGCCGGGCAAAGATGTGCAGGACAATGTGGCGCATGGCGTTGTTGCTGCGCAGTTCGGCATCGGACGCGCCAACATGGCTCGCCCCGAAATTTGCCTGCTTGGCGATGTCCCTCAACACCGCCATGCCGCTCTCGGAAAGATTGCCGTCCTCGTCGCAGAAACAGCGGCGGTAATGGTCCTGAAACCCCAGCGCGCGCGCCACGCGCTCGAATGCGCGCTGGCGCTTGGCCGCAGCATTGTTCGCCCGTGCGGCCAGCGCGCCGATTTCCATGCCAATCGGATCGTTCACCGCAGCATCCCTTGCCCTTGGGTGGCGCTAAGATCCTTGGCCGCGCCCGCGATCACCGGCACCGCCTCCAGCAATTGCTGGGTCTGCGCGGCTTCCTGCTTCTGGCGGTCGAATGCGGCCTTTTCCTCGTCGGTCGCCTGCATCGCCGCAGGCACCCCGGCGATACGGCCAAGTTCCGGCAGAACCTTGCTCGGCGGGTATTCGCGCTTGAAATCTTCCGCCGCTGATTGGTCGAATTGCGCGATCAGGCCGACTTGCTGCGCCAGATTGAGATAGGCAACGCTCTTGCCCGCCTCCTGCATGTGCGACAGCGTGTTGTCGTAGCGGATGTTGAGCTGCCCCTCGGCCTCGAAATAGTCCGCGACTTCGCCGGGCATATCGTCCAGCAGGCCCGCTTCCTCCATCAGCGCCAGTTCGCGCATCGTCATGCGCGACAGCCATTCATCTTCCTGCCGCGCCAGCGGGGCCAGCAGCAGGCCCTTTTCGGCGACTTCTTCCATCACCCGTGCCGCCGAAACGTGGCTCTTGTATTCACGATTGATCTGCAACAGGTCGCGGTAGAACACCCGGTCGATGAAGGCCCGCGCGTCCTGCATCAGCTGCACCGCCTTTGTAGGATCGGAAGCGGTGAATACAGGCTCGAACATGCGCCGCCCGTCCTCCATGCCGCCCCATGTCACGCCGTAGGGCTTGAGTTCCAGCAGCAGGTTGTCGTCGGCATCGCTCTCTGCCAACAGCGGCGGCTTCAAATCCAGTTCCGCGCTGAACGTCATGTCGAGGTCCATTTGCTGCAACTGCCGGATTTTCGGCAGCGCCTGCATGGTCGGTGATGCACCCCATGCCGATCCCGGCATACGCGCAAAGCGGCTCACCGTGCGCGGCAGGGAATTCGCGCCGCCCGTCTTGAACAGGGCTTCATCGGCCACCGAATAGAAACCGACCTGCCACGGCATTCCGGCCGCGTCGATCCGGCTCGGGTCCATCCGCAAATTGGGCTCGATCACATGCAGGAACGTGAACCGTTCGTGCTTGCGCTCGCCGTTCTTTTCGGTCGCCGCCTTGAACACCTGTTCGGCGGCGCGCAGATCATCGCCCCATTCCTTCAACGCCGCCTCGGCGGTCATGGTCATTTGCTGGTGGAAGCGGAACGGATAGCTCTCCGCATCCACTTCGATGTAGCTGTCACCGATGAATTCGGACTGATAGGACAGCCCGGCAAAACGGCCCGTTTGCAGCGAGCGGCGCGGCTTGACGTAGGTGCTTTGCGCGCCGAATGCGAACAGGCTCATGGCCGATTCATGCACCGCGTTGACGAAGCCGCTCATGGGGTCGTTACGCATACGGAACAGCCGGATTTCGACGTTCTCCAGCCATTGCCGCACCTTCACCCTGCGCATCAGGCTTTCGTCGGGGATTTCCAGCTTCTGCCACCGCTGACCGCGCGGCATCACAAACCCCTCGAACGCCGAAACGCCGTCCTCCAGCGCCTGCGCCGCGTAAGGATCGTGCATGACAGCTTCGGGCGTGATCCACTGGCGGAAAGCCGCGGAACTCATGCCCCCGCTGAACAGCACGTTCTGGCGGGGAAAGACAAGTGTGGCGATTTCCGCCCACAGCGTATCGAAATTGCTGCGGTCCTTGACCATGCGCGCATGGTTGGCCTTCACATCGGTCGCGTTCATCACTTGCCTTCCCCCTTCCAGTCAGTCGGTCACGCTTCGGGCGCGGAAAACAGCAGCGTCCGGGTATCGAACATGGCGCGTTGCCCGCCGCCCGCGCTGACGGGCGCAAGCAGCTCGATCACGGATGCACAGCGGCCTTCGGCATCGAACAGGCCCACGCAGGCGATCTGCACGGGCGGCACATCCGCCGGCACGTCGATTGCCTGCCCCAGCACCTTGCCCGAACCGATGAAGCCGAAATCGCTATCGGCGAATTCGAGCGCGGGGAGCGCCGTCAGCGCAAGCCCGTCTTTGCCGCCGAGCATCACGATAGTCGCTTCCCCGAACAGCGCCTTGTCGGAAACCTTGAACTTGACCCGCTTGGCCTCGCGCTTCTTGGGGGGAAGCGTCACCTTCTCGGCCTTCGCCAGCTTTGCGGCCAGATCGTCGCGCTGCGCGGTCATTTCCGCCAGCTGCGCGCGCAATTCTTCGACATCCGCCGAAAGCTCGACCTTGCCTGCCTCGCCCGCTTCGGCCAGGGCGGCATTCTCGGCTTCGGCGCGGCGGTCCATTTCCGCCTTGATCGCGTCGATCACGGTAGAACGGGGCTTTTCTGCCTGCCGCTCGATCACCATCAGCGCCAGCACTTCCTCGTTTGCCATGTCGCCAATCGCCAGCGCGATTTCGTCACGGGTGCCGCCTTGGACAGCCAGCACCGACTTATTCGCATTATCCATGAGATTTCACTCCAGTTGCGCCGGGATCAGCTGCCCAGCGTGTTTTTCATCCCTGCCGGGCGGTTTTCCGTTCCGCGCGGCCCGGTGCGCTGATTGGCCCGCGATCCGCGCCGCGCTGCCAGCGCATCCGCAGCCGCCGAATTGACCCGCTGCTGCACGGTCGGAACAGGCATCGGCGGCGGTGCCGCCTTCGGGCGCTTCTGGCTCAACAGCCCACCGATCACGCCGCCGACAAGTGTTTTGACTACGCTCAAAGCCGCCTCCTACGCACGGTCCCGATGGGCGAAATGCCCGCCGCCAAAGTCGATATTGCCGCGCCGACCGCTGCTTGCCTGCCGCACAGCACCGCGCGGCTCGCTGCCATCAGCCAGCACCCCGCGCTTGGTCATGCCCGCGACAAGGTATTGCAGCCCGTCATGGACATGCGAAAAGTCGTTCTTGTCGGGCTCGTTTTTCCAGCGCCCCATTCCGTTCGATCGCTGGGTGCGCACCAGCACATAGCCGTTGTTGAAGCCCCGCCGCAGCACCGCGCATCGCTTGGGGTCGATCAACAGGCCGGGCTTGCCGCCCGGATTGGTGGTCAGCAGCTTGCGCACCGGTTCGATCCGGTCCGGCAGACGATTGCCCTTCACAGGCGCCGCGCGCATTTTCCATCCGCGTGCCTGCGGCCCGATCCGCTCGCAGAACGCCCGCCAGAAGCGCCGCGTCCAGCTGGCGGTGTAATCATCCCCGTGCAGACCTGCCGGGTCGCTCCACGCCTGCCCGAACTGGCACTTGCCGAAATGCTCAAGCCAGTAATCGGCGCATTCAGCGCCGAACGCCTCGGCGCTGAATTTCTCCAGCACCATGTCCTCGCCCGGCGCAAACACCACGACTTCGGCCAGCACCCGCACCTGCCCGCTCGGCAGGCGTTGCCCGAACACGCAGGCAGGGGTCGAGCCGCCATCCACCGCCAAGCACACCGGAAGATCCCGCAGCGGCTCCAGCGTTGCCGCAGCGATATGCAGCGCATCGTTGAATTCGGGATAGACGGGCTGACCGTTCCGCACCGCGCCGAACTGATTGTCCACAAAGCGCCGGATGTAGTGATCCGGCATCCCGATCATCAGCTGCTCGTAGTAACCCGCTTCGAGGTTTTTCAGGTTCTCGGCATTCGGCTCGCGCCCGCCCGGTTGGCGGTGGAACCCCACCCCGAAACGGTCGCCCAGCGCATCGCGCAAGCTGGCCTGCGCCTTCTCGTCCAGCCCGATATTCTGCTCGACGAACAGATCATAGGTCCAGTTGTCGATGTCAGGCGCGTTGAAGTCGCAAATGACCGTGCGATAGGCGCAGCCGCCATCCTTGGCAGAGGGGTATCGCCCGATACGGCCCACCCCGAAGGTCAGCACAGCGCGGTCCAGCGTGTCGGTTTCGTTCAGCCACAGCCCGGTCAATTCCAAGCCCTTGAGGACATCCTCGGCTTTTTGGTCCCCCATCGCCCGGAACATGACTTCCAGCTCGCATTTGATCGGCTGCGATCCGTCGAGCGTATGCACATCGAAGGTGATCCGGTGAATGCGCTCGTTGCCGTTCCAGTATCCCATGTCTTTCGGGAACCAGGTGAACCAGCTTTTCATCACGTTGGCTTCAAGCTGGGGGTAGGTGTCGCGCACCACGCACCACCGCGCCCGCCGCACCCCGTCGCGCGGGGAAGGGCGCTGCAACAGGCACGAACGGACCATTTTGCGGATGCTCATGGTCGTCTTGGCCGACCCGAACGGCCCCATGATCCCGGTGATGATCCGCTCGTCGTTCACATAGGCTTCCGCCACCGGACCAACCGGAGCCATCAGATCGGCGAAGGAGCGCGTTTCCTCCATCAGCCTTCATCCTCGGCTTCGGTGAATTCGGCATCGACCAACTGGTTATCGACCAGTCGCAATCCCGCCAGATCGGTTGCCTCGATTTCGCCCTTCGTCAGCGCCCGCCCGATGATTTCGGCGGCGCGGCGCGTGTCGGCATCAAGCGCGTCGAACGCGCTTGCCGCGCCGCCCATGCCGGGCATCACGATCACGGCATCCACATTGCTCGTAATCTTCGCCTCGACCGGCTTTTTCGAGTGGACATACTCGGCCACCGACTTCGCCGCCGCCAGCTGGATGTTCAGAACCTTGATTGCGATGTCGCCGCGCTTGGAATCCTTACCCGGATCAGCCGCGCGGACCATTTCGCACAAGTCGAAGAACGGCATGGCATAGAGGCTTGCCATAGCCTCGACCGGATCGCCGAACTTGTGAACGATCAGCTTGGCGAGGTCGGCGCTGCGCTTGTTTTTCGAGCCTTTCGGCCTGCCGCGCCCGCGCGCATCGCCACCCGGTTGCTGCCGCACCAGCTGGAACACATTGGCAGGCAGTTTGCCCGTGTCTGGCTCGCGGAATGCGTCCAGCTGCTCCGGCTGCGCGCCGCCAAGCGGGCCGAGCCGCCCTTGGCTCTCCATTTCATCACGGATCGCGCCTTCAAGGCTGCTGGGCTCGGTTGACATCAGCCCCGCCCCGAATCTAGCCTGCTGAAACACACCCAACCGACCGGATCATGGCGCGCAGCACACCCCCGCACCCCACACAACCCGTTAAGAATCGGCGAAATTTTTTGCCGTGGGCCAGAACAGGCAAGCCCTGAACGGGCTTTTGCGCGGCCTATCCCCCGCACCCCGGACCCCATTTGCCCGATTTCCTTGTTCCGCGCCCGAAATCGGGCTTGCTCCGCTCCGGCAAGGCGGCAAGCCGGGTGCAGGCCGGAATTTTCCAGATCCTGCCTATCGCTGGTGCGACCCGCATAGGGTGCGCGCGAACGGGCCGCAGGGGGGACCGCCCCCCCGGTCGGCTGCGCCGACCGCGCGCCCGCGCGCAGCTGGTGGGGCCTCGATCCGCGCCGCGTCTGATAACGGGCAGACAGGCGACGAGGCACCGCAAGCCCTTGGAATGCCGAGGCAATCGCAGCGCCATGCGACGGCACCCGCGCGACGGCCTCGACCGACGCTAGGCTAAGTGCCTGAAATTGCGTGAAGGGCGCGGCCTCGACGGGATCGAGCCGAGGCCGCGCCGGATCGGCAGCGCAGGCCCCCGCGCCCGCAGCTGCTCGACCGCTCGCCCAGCTGGCACACCCTCCAGCCGTGGCGAATTCTCCAGGTCGACGACCCGCGCACCTGAAAATCACCCGTCGCGGCGAATATCCGCCGCCCAGAATAATCCCCGCCGAGGTCGAAGCCTGAAACATGGCCGGGAGGTTTAACGCGTGGCGCAATATCAGCGCAAGCCCGCGCCCCAAATGTTCCGAATGTTCCGACCCTAGAACGTGGATAGAACGGAGAAAGCCAAGCGAAAGCAAGGGACTAGGCCGAGGCGTTCCAATGTTCCACGCGCGCGCCACGCGAGCCGCGCGCGCTGCGCTCCACGCGGGAGGCTTTTGCCGAGGCCAGAACGGAACACCGGAACGCAGCGCCAACCTATTGAAAAGACACAAGCGCAAGCCCGCACCGCCCGTTATCCACTGGAACAGCCGGAACGCTCGACGGATCGCCACGCGCACCAGCTGGGCCGCTGATATTATGCCCGCAAATCCGGGTCCGGGTTTGGGCCAAGCGATTGAGAGCGCGCGGCAATTCCCCTGAAACTGTGGGCAAGTTGACGCGGCCCGGTTTTAACGTTAGACGTAAAACGTCTCGCAGTTGGGACGAAGCAAAGGAGGCTTCCCGAATGTCACGCAACACCCGCAAACCCGCCCGCCGCCTCACCTATGCGCAGCGCCGCCGCGCCCACCAGGCGCGCCTTGCCGCGTCCTCGATCTGCTGCACGGCGCTCTCGACCGCTGCGCTGTTTGTCGGCGCGCTCGCAGCTGACAGCGGCGCGGTCGCCTATGCCGCTGGATCGTGGGCCGCTTGTGCCGTGTTCGGCGCGC